TACTGCACCTGCAAAACAAATTATCGCTGAAGATAATTCTGCAGCAGACAGATTTAAAAAATTAGCTGGTATTATCAAATAATTGGTAATTAAAAATTAATTAAAAAATAAAAAACAAAATGGCAAACTTTAATGTTAAATCATTATTAGAGGCAAAAAATCCTCAGGCCGTAATGTTGGAGCAAACTAGAGGTTTGAAAGGCAAATGGGATAAAACCGGTTTGTTAGAAGGCTTAAAAGAAAGAGACCAACATTCTATGGCGGTGCTTTTGGAAAACCAAGCACAACAATTATTATCTGAAGCAACTGCTACAGGTACAAATGCAGGCTCTGAAGAGTGGTCTGGTGTTGCTTTACCATTGGTAAGAAGAATTTTTGGTGAAATTGCAGCGAAAGAATTCGTTTCAGTTCAACCAATGAACTTACCTTCAGGTTTGATTTTCTTCATGGATTTCAAATATGGTAATACAAGAGGTGGACAAACTGCTGACAAATCATTATATGGTGGTACTGGTGCTAAGTTCGGTAGAACTGATGCAGCAACAGGTGGTTTGTATGGTGAAGGAAAATTCGGATATACTGTAAGCACAGGTTCTGATGCTACAGCTGCTGTAACTTTCGCTTCTGCATCTTGGGCTGAAGTTGGATTTGATTCTGCATTATCTGCATCTGCTGCTGATAATACTTTGAAGAAAATCACTGTATCAACTTCATCATTAGATGGTTTAGATGTACAAGGTGCAAAATTAATTTCTGCAACTAGTGGTTCAACTGCTGGTTCTGCGGTTAATTTCTACCATGCTTACTCAAAAGCTAAGTATGATGGCAGTGGTGTAGAATTGTTCGCAATTACTGCACACACTTCATCTTTACAAAACTTCGTATATCCTAAGCAACCTGTTGCTTACGATAGAGGAGATTTTGAAGATAGAAACCCAATCACAGGTGGCCCAGATGGTGGTGCAAACTTAAACATTCCAGAAGTTGATTTGGAATTGAAGAGTGAATCTATCGTTGCTAAGACTCGTAAGTTGAAAGCAGTATGGACTCCAGAATTGGCACAAGACCTTAACGCTTACCACTCAATTGATGCTGAAGCAGAATTAACTTCAATGTTATCTGAATACATCTCTTTAGAAATCGACTTAGAAATCTTAGATATGTTGCAAGTAAACGCATTGACTGTTGATTACTGGTCAACAAATATTGGTGAAGAGTACAATGCATCAACAGGAGTATGGGATGCTGGTACTTCATCAGTAGCATACCAAAAAGCTACTTGGTTCCAGACTTTAGGTGTTAAATTAAACAAAGTATCTAATAAGATTCACCAATTGACTATGAGAGGTGGAGCAAACTTCATTGTATGTTCTCCTGACGTAGCTACAATTTTAGAATCAATCCCAGGATTCCACGTGAACGCTGAGAAAGATGCATTGCAATTTGCTGCTGGAGTATCAGTAGTAGGTTCAATCTCTAACAGATACACTGTTTACAAGAACCCTTATATGACTTCTAACCAAATATTGTTAGGATTCAAAGGTGCTAACTTCTTGGAGACAGGAGCAGTATATGCACCATATGTACCATTGATTATGACTCCATTAGTGTACGACCCAGATAACTTCACTCCAAGAAGAGGAGTTATGACAAGATACGCTAAGAAGATCGTGCGTCCAGAATTCTATGGTAAGATTTATGTTAAAGATTTAGCTAACTTGTAATCTTCGGATTCAGTTAATTAAATTCTAACATATTAGAATAAATTAAAAGGGGGAGTAGAAATACTCTCCCTTTTTTTATTTATCTAAAAAAAGATAATACTTATAATAACAAAGGTGCCTGTTTTGTTAATGGAAAAGTTACCATTTTTAACCAAACAGAAAGAATATGCAAGTAATCTTTGATTTTGTATTCAACTGGCACTTCTTAGTAGGTGGATTAGTTGGATACTTCGTAATTCCTCACTTAGTAACATTTGTGAAGAAGTTTTTAGTAAAGTAAAATGATGAAAAATTAGCTAATTACAAAAACCCTCTAATAATTTAGGGGGTTTTTTATATTTAAAGTTATGAGGTTACATACAATAAAAGATAAGTACGAAATCGGAAAGATTAAGACTTACGAAGATGTTCCAGGATGGATAGGTTGTGCAGAAGATATTTACAAAATCATAATCGATAAATTAGAAGATGGTGATTCTATTGTAGAAATAGGTACATTCTTCGGTCAATCAACAATCTTTATGGCATCCTTAATAAAGGAAAGTGGTAAAAAGATAAACTTCGATACCATAGATTCCCTTTGGCAGATTGATGCTGATGTGAGGAGGGGTGATCACCCAAAATCTTTTTATGAGTATAGATTTTCAAAAGAACTTACAAACATTCCAATTGATGAATTAATAAAAGCACATTATCGATTATGTGGTGTTGAGGAGTACATCAATCTAATGATAGGAGATAGTAGATGGTTATGGAAATGGTATGATGAAGAATCTCTCAAATTCGTTTATATAGATGGAGACCATAATTATGAAATAGTAAAATTGGATATGGATAATTGGTGGAGTAGAGTCCAAAAGGGTGGGTATTTAGGAGGAGATGATATAGATGCGTATCCATCGGTTTTGAGAGCTATGAATGAATTGATTGAAAAAGAGAAAATTTCAGAAGATAGAGTTCAGATATTCCCAAATTCTTTTTTAATTCAAAAATGATATTTATACATATAAAAAACCATAAACTTAAAAATGGAACAATTAGCATCAATATTTTTACATAGTAGAACACAGGCTCACGAATTTCATACAAGAGTAACGGGGCCAGGTTCATTTGCAATTCACAAAGCATTAGAAGAGTATTATACTGAAATAGTTCCACTTATCGATGGTCTTATAGAAGCATATCAGGGCCAATTTGGATTAATTCAGTATAAGCAAGTGAGTGGATTGGATAACAATGCATCAAAAGAAAACATAATTGCATATTTTGATAAATTAATAACATTCTTAAAATTGGAAAGAAAAGCTGAAAATTTAAAAGAAAGTTGGATACAAAACGAATTGGATAATGTAGTAAAGCTGTTATATTCAACAAAATATAAATTGGTTAATTTAGCTTAACCGCAAATATAAATTAAATGTCCGTAAACTCAACAATAAATCACTATCCTGGATCATCATCTTTCGAATCAGGTCAAACACCATTCGGAATTTATGATGATGATAGTATATTTGGAGAAGATGCTCCAAAAGTTGCATTATGGTGTGCAAGAAGATTAGGATATCCCATTATAGATGTTGAATTAATCGATGAGCAATTTTTCGCATGTTTTGAAGAGGGAGTATCAGAATATTCAGCACAAGTAAATCAATTCAATATTAGAAATAACCTACCTATTGTTTCAGGTCAGAGTACATCTACTAATTATACAGGTCAATTAGTCGATGGTTCATTTGTTCCGACAATCGTAAGAATAAGTGATGCATATGGTACATTGGCTGGAGTTGGTGGGAGAACTGATATAAAAAGAGGTTCTATTTCAGCGAGTGCTAATACACAATCTTATGATTTAAAAGATTTCGCTGATACACATGAAAGTGGAAGTAGAATAGAAATTACAAAAGTTTATTTCGAACCTAAACCAGCTTTATCAAGATTCTTTGACCCATATTCTATTAGCGGAATGGGTACTTTAAATATTACGCAAGAATTTGGATTTAGTTCATTTAGTACCGCAACTCAATTTGTACTGATGCCATTCTACGAAGATTTACTTAGAATTCAGGCTATTGAATTTAATGACCAGATAAGAAAATCTGCGCACACATTTAATATTGTAAATAATAAATTACAAATATTTCCTGTACCAACTGCAGACCATAATATATTTTTTGAATACTATGTTAAAAAAGATTTCGAAAAAAATTCAATAACAACAACCCCAAATGTAATATCCGATTATTCAAACATTAGATATAGTTTTATACCTTATAGAAAAATAAATGATGTTGGAAGACAATGGATACGAAAATATACATTAGCCCTATCCAAAGAACTATTAGGTGCTATCAGAGAGAAATATAATACTATTCCTATACCTGGTGGAGAAACCACTTTGGATGGTGCGCAACTTAGAGCAGAGGCAACGACTGAGAAGGAAAACCTTATTACTCAATTGAGAGAAAACTTAGAAGAGGTAAGTAGAAAAACTCAATTTGAAAATAAGGCGGCTGAAGCTCAACAACACTTAGAGATGTTACAAAAAGTTCCACTATCAATTTATATAGGATAATATGCCCCGTTTTAATTCAGCTAGAGATATACGATTTTTTGAGCAGATTTCAACTGAATTGGTTGATGATGTTATTGAAACATTAGTAACCCTTTTCAAAGTAAATGTGTTAGAAACTGCATATAATCTATATGGGGAATCTTTAAATAAAAAGTATTATAGAGGGATGGAAACTACTTGTGTAATAGAGAGAGACCCAACTGAAGCAAATTACGAAGGATTCGGTTCAGATGCTAGTAGAAATAGTAGATTTAGATTTAATCGCCATACTCTTATTGAAAAGAATTTTTATCCTGAAATTGGAGATTATATTTACTTAGATGGTTCGTATTATGAGGTATCAAATGTAAACGAAGACCAGTGGATTGGTGGACAGGGCGGTAGTAAATTCTCAGTTATATGTGAAACATTCTTAACAAGAAACACATCTATTAATTTAGAAGAAATAGTTAGATAATGGCAGATAAAGAATTTTCAAAAATAGTTAAGCAAGATGAATCCAAAATGTTGGAAATATCCTTATTGGATGTTGATACCATTATTGCAAACTATATGGAACAACACTTAATACCAAAGTTAGAACAAAATGGTAATAAGGTAAATGTGCCTTTAGTTTATGGAAATGCCGAAAGATGGAAATCTGCACAAAGAGATGGTTATTTAAAAGATAAATTAGGTAAAATTCAATTACCTATAATAATGTTTAAAAGAAATTCAATTGAATCAAACGATGCATTGAGATTTTTAAAAGACCATAGAGTAACATATCCTACTGTAAAAAAATATTCACAAAAACACGCTTATGATAGATTCTCATTATTAAATCCTGATTTCAAAAGAAGATTTGAGGCTTATGATGTGAGAATGCCAAATTATGTAACCTTAACTTATGAGGTTATGTTTTGGACAGGATACACCGAACATAATAATAAAATCATAGAACAATTTCAATATGCAGATGGAGTATATTGGGGAGAAGATGATAGATATAAATTTAGAGTAGTAGTTGGGAATTTTGATAATCAACAGGATGTAGGAGCGGGTTCGGAAAGAATAATAAGAACAACTTGTACATTGACTGTTAATGCATACTTATTACCTAAGAGATTTGATAATCAACCTACAACTCAAAAAGGATTTAGTATTAGAAAAGTTATTGTTACAAATGAAGTTGTTTTGCAAGGAGGAGAAGGTTATGATTTAAACGGAAGATTAACCACATCATTGGAAAAACCATTGGAGAAATTCGGAACACAGGTATTAGGTAATGTAATTGAAACTGAATCACCTGATGTATTTGGATTACCAATACAAACCGAAGGTGGTGAAGATTTAATAGCAGAATAAAATGCCAAAAATATCAGCATTAAATACTATTGCACAATTATCAACGAGTAGTATTTTACCAGTGGTTGATGATAACCAAACTCAAAAAGTTACTCTAAAAAGAGTTATTGAGTTTGTAAGTGCGAGTATTGATGTAACTTTTGCAACTGAAATAGAATTATTGCAAAGTGCATCTTCAATCACTTCTTCTTTAAACGCTTTTGCAAGTGCTTCAATATTAAATGTAAATGCAAAATTATCTACATCATCATTTGAGGCCTATACGGCATCAGTTCAGAGTGTTAATACATCTTCATTATTAACAACATCTTCGTTTAATACCTATACATCATCTAATGATACAACTAACACTACTCAAAATAGTAGATTAACATCTTTAGAAAATAATAGTGGTAGTTATTTGTTAAAAACTCAAACTGGTTCATTTGCTTTAACATCTTCAAATAATTTTACAGGAAAACAAACTTTTAGTGATGTAATATACGCTTCACAAATTCAAAATTTAAGTGGAAGTGTTTATATATTAACACCTGGAAACAATGTTGAAATACAAGGGAGTAATTTAGTAGTTTCAAATGGAGGTATAATAACTTCTTTTAATGTATCAGCTAGTGCTTTCACTGGTTCTATTGATTGGAATTATATTGAAAATTCACCATCTTTGGTAAGTTCTTCAAACCAAATAACTAATTTAGGATTTGCAACAACTTCATCAGTATCAGAATCAGTAAGTGCTTTAAATGCGGCTACTTCCTCTTATATAACTTCTGCACAAACGAGTTCGATGACAGTACTAAGTGCTTCATTCGCACAAACTGCTTCATTCTTATTAGGAACAGTAGCAAGTGCATCGTTTGCAACTTCTGCATCATTTTCACAAACTGCAAGTGAAGCAAGAAATGTAGTGCTAATAGCAAGAAATGGAAATGCATCTACATTAGGGGCTGGAACAATAGTTCATATCACAGGAGCAAGTGGAGATAATCCAATATTTAATACTGCATCATTTGATAGTGAAACCCTATCAGCAAACTCATTAGGTGTATTAAGAAATACTTCACCGAGTGGAGCAGATGTTGAAGTATTGGTAAATGGTATTGTGACAGGAGTAAATACAGACCCTGCATTAGGATATGTAGCAGGAGATATACTTTACTTATCTTCATCAGGTCAATTCACAAGAGTACAACCACAAGCACCAAAGCAGATAGTAACAATTGGACAAGTATTAAGAGCACAACAAAATAATGGTTCTATTTATGTAAACATTACTAATGGTTGGGAATTAGAAGAATTGCATAATGTTGCAATCAATGGTGTAGTGAATGGAGACCTATTAGTTTATAGAAGTGGAAGTGGATTATGGACAAACTCTTCATCATTAGAATTAGGATTAGCAACCACTGGTTCTAATACTTTTATTGGTGACCAAACTATATCAGGCTTTGGTGTTTCAGTATTAGATTTACACGGTGTTAATGATGGCATGTGGTGGTTACGACTTTTCAATGATACTTACAACTCAACTCAATCTGTATTTGCTGGTTGGGTAGACAATAGTGGAACTGCATATATAGGAAATGAAGTTGATACTCCTATTAACATTTATACGAATGCACAATATGGTACTCCTAACCTACAAATATCAAGTTCAGGATTAACTATACGACCAAACCTAACTATAACAGGTTCATTACATCAATCAGGAACATTTTATCCTGATGTGATTGATTGGTTTAGCAGTTCAATACAACTAGGTACGGGTTCATATATTTTAACAACTGATAATAATGGTGTAACACAATATCACAATTATCAAAATATTGCACTAGCGTTAAACCCTTATATTACGGGTTCATTAGATACAAGATATGCGGCAAGTGGTAGTTTCGAAACAACTGGTAGAGGAATTTTAAGTGGAAGTGTATCATATACATCACTAACAAATATACCATCTGGAATAGTAAGTGGGTCTTCTCAAATAACTTCATTGTTACCGAATGGAGTAATTTCTGGTAGTTCACAATTACCTTCGGGATTAGTTAGCGGAAGTTCTCAGGTTTTAGGAGAAAGTGGTATCATTTCATCATCTACTCAAATAACTCATTTAGGATTTATTTCATCCTCAACTGATGTAACCCCATTTTTAAGTGCATCGATATTTAATACATTCACTTCATCTTATGTAGTTGCAAGTGGAAGTTTTGATAGTAGAATAAATGCAATAGTATCAGCAGGAGTTCCAACTGGTACAATTTCGGGATCAACTCAAATAGTTAATTTAGGATTTGCTACAACTTCTTCGGTATTAAACATCGATACATCTTCGTTAGTAACTACATCATCTTTCCAACCTTTTAGTGCAAGTATTAATACTGCTACGAGTAGTTTAAACTCATTTACTTCTTCTATTAATACTACGATTAAAACGAAATTAAATGACGATAATGTATTAAGTGGAAGTATATCGTATGGTTCTTTAACAGGAGTTCCATCTGGAATAGTATCCTCTTCAACTCAAATAATTGCAGGATTACCATCTGGAACTGTATCTGGATCTTCACAGGTATTAAGTGGAACTAATATTGTATCATCTTCTACACAAATTACAACATTAGGATTTGCAACAACTGGATCACAAACACTTAGCGGAAATCAGACAGTGAATGGAAACTTAGTTGTTACCGGATCAATTACTGCACAAACTTTTATAGTTAGTTCATCAGTTTATTATGTAACAGCATCATCGGTAAGCGGTTCATCAAACTTCGGAAATTCATTAGATGATAATCATAATTTCACCGGCTCAGTTTATATAACAGGAAGTTTAAGTATAAGTGGAAGTTTAAATCTTTCACCATCGGCATCATTGGGAGCTAGATTATGGCAATTAAGTGATGTAAGAGATTCAATAACAGGATCAGCTGATGGATATTTATTAAGTTATAGTAGTGCAAGTGGTGATTGGGTTGCAGCGGCGGGTGCAACTGCAAAAGGTACGGTTAGATTGTATATCGCTACACAAAGGGCAAACTCATCAGCTTTTTACTTTAATGCAAATACTCGTACTGCATCTGATTCCGCATCACCTTCAGCAGATTCTGCATTTATGGTTACAACAAATTTGTTGAGTAGAGTTACCGTTTATTTAAGACAAGATAATGCTGGGCCGAATTCAACTATTGTTGGTATAGGTAAAAATGCTGATGGAGCCGCATTTTCATCCGCAACATTGATTACATCTTCATCTCTAAGTTTGGGACAGAATACAATTCAAACTTGGCAATTTAGCGGATTAACTTTAAATACATTTGATTCACTTCACATATATTGTGACCCGACAAACACACCTGGTACAATGTATGGTATAGTTATAATAGATTAAAAATATATTTTAAAAATTATGGCATTAGTATTTCCATTAAATCCATCGACAGGGCAAACATATCAAAGTGGTAGTTCTCTTACTTATACCTACATAAAATAAAGTTGGAAGTGATTATTTTTTCAACTTATATATTTATAAAAGAATTCAACAATAAAAACATTAAATGGCAACTTTCCAAATAAGAAGAGGTGGTAGTAGTGCTAAAGGAACTTTAGCTTATGGAGAACCTTACTTGAACGCAGATAGTCAGAGTATAGTTTTCGGGACTAGTGGTAGTGATGGCAGCGAAGAAATTACTTTGGTTAAATTAAATAGGGGAAAAACCTCATCTTCTAAATGGAGTGGTTCTTTTGCTAACTCAGGTTCACTTTCTTTAACTGGAGATATTACTGCATCTAACGCTTATTTTGCCGGAAATGTTTTCGTTAGTGGAAATATAAAAATTGGTGACCAGACATCTGATGTAATCACAGTTGTTGCAACTTTAAGTGGTTCTCTTAATCCTGATCAATCAACTCTATATGATATCGGTTCTTCTGCGTATAAATGGAGAAAAATATTTGTACAAAATGCATCAATAGACAATATTGACAATTTAGGAAGTGTATCAGATATTTCATCATCATTTGCAAGTTTAAATGAAGCAACTTCAAGTTTATATTCCTATACTGCATCTAATGATAGTACAAATACAACTCAAAACAATAGATTAAGTAGTTTAGAAACATCAACAGGAAGTTTAAATTCTTATACAAGTTCTAATAATACAAACATTGGTACAATTTATATTGCAACCTCATCATTAAACGCATTTAGTTCTTCGGTAACAGAATCTTTAGTATATTTAAATTCCTACACATCATCACAAAATACTATAAATTCAATAATTAACACTCATACGCAAAGTGTTAATAATAGATTAAACATTATAGAAGGTGTAACGGGTTCATACGCAACAACTGGTTCAAATAATTTTGTAGGAAATCAAACTATAACTGGTTCTTTATCACTATTAAATGGACAATTTAATACTATAACTAAAAGTGGAAGTCTGACAAGTTCTTTGAGTTTCACACATACTACACTTGACCCAATTACTGGGAATGCTACTTTAGAATTAAGATATAGAAATAATGATGTTGGGCCTGAAAATAACGCTTGGAAATTTATGGCAAGTGATTCTGGCGTAGCATTAGTATTTGAACAAGATGGTGTAGACCGTACTTTATTAAGTAGTAATAACGCAGGTGATGCATTAATTTTTAGAGATACTCGTTTATTTGGAAAAGGATTAACGGTTGATAATAATCTTTTTGTTAAAGATAATGCCGAAATCACAGGTTCTTTAATTGTATTAGGTGGCTTAACTGCTTCTATACACTCAACAAATGGAGTAGTATCTGGTTCATCTCAAATAATTAGTATATTAGACCCATTAAATAATGCAAGCCAAAGTATTCATACTGCAACTGCATCTTTAAATTCATTTAGTGCATCGGTTATTGCGACTGGTTCTATAATAAACACATTTACATCATCTGTAAATTCTTACACATCTTCATTAAACAACGCAATTGAATTAACGGGATCAAATGTAACAATAAAAGGTGACCTTTTAGTTAAAGGTACGACTACAACAATTAATTCTACAACTGTTGATATAGGAGATAATATTATTTCATTAAATGGTAGTGCTGCATCAAATGGTGGATTGATTGTAAGGGATGCAACAGCATCTTCATTTATTTCAGGTTCTTTATTGTGGGATACTACAAATGATTATTGGAAAGCAGGGGTTAATGGAGCTGAAGAACAAATAATTTTAGAAAACCGTTATAACACTTTTAGTTCATCTATTAATAGTAGAGGAGAAAGTTTAGAGGCACAAAGCCAGAGTTTTCACACATATAGTGGTTCTATTAATTCATATACTTCATCGAATACTACTAATATAAATGCAATTCATATTGCAACAGGTAGTTTAAATTCTTATACTGCATCTAATGATATTAATATAGGTGAAATTTATACTTCAACAAGTAGTTTAAATTCTTATACTGCATCTAATACTGCAAATATTAATGCAATACATACTTCAACTGGAAGTTTAAATTCATATACTGCATCTACTGATAGTAGATTATCTGCAATCGAAACTGAAAGTGGAAGCGTTAGAACAACTTACAATTCATATACATCTTCTGCTAATTCTAGATTATCCGCAATCGAAACTGAAAGTGGAAGCATAAGAAATGATTTTAATTCTCATACCGCTTCTTTCACTGTTGCAAGTTCATCATTTAATACTAGAGTAGTAGCATTAGAATCCTTTAGTTCATCTTTAGATAATACATTTGTTTCTGAAATAGAATTTGGAGCATATACTGGTTCTTTACACTCATTTACCCAATCAGTTAATACAATTACTGGTTCGCAAAATAGTAGATTAAGTGCATTAGAGGCAACAACTTCTTCATTGAATATTGCTACTGCAAGTTTATTTGCATCTGCATCTTCAATAACTGCATCGTTTAGTCAGGTATCACAATCATTTAATAGTAGAATAAATTCATTCGTTGCTGGTACTGGATTCTTAGATGCATTTACATTTGAAAATTATACTGCATCACTTGAATATTATACTACATCGGTTGAGGATAGATTAACTGCAATTCATACTTCAACCTCATCGTTGAATGCATATACTGCATCTAATAATACAACTAATTCGGCACAAAATAGTAGATTAGATGCATTAGAAACTGCATCTGGTTCACTTAATACCTATACATCTTCTTTAAAAACTGCAATTGAACTTACGGGTTCTGCAGTAACTATTAAGGGTGATTTATTAGTAAAAGGTACAACTACTACAATTAACTCAACTACAATTCAATTAGATGATAATATCATTTCATTGAACGCAGCTGGTACATCAAATGCTGGAATCATAGTAAGAGATGCAACGGGTGGAACAACAACATCTGGTTCTTTAGTATGGGATGTAACACTTGATTATTGGAAAGCTGGTATAAATGGCGGTGAAGAAAAAATTATATTAGAAAGTGCATTAAATTCATACACATCATCTGCAAATGGTAGATTAAATGCATTAGAATTATTTACCGCTTCTATTGATACAGCCTATGCAACTGATGCCGATGTAACCGCTTTAAGGGGTACATTAAATACCTACACTTCATCAACTGATGGAAAAATATCAGAAATTCACACTTCAACAGGAAGTTTAAATACATTTAGTGCTTCGGCTGTTAATAGATTAAATGCAATAGAATCATTTACTGCATCAATTGATACAACCTATGCAACCGATGCTGATGTAACTGCTTTAAGGGGAACATTGAATTCTTACACATCTTCAAACGATGGAAAAATTAATTCAATTTATTCAACAACTGAAAGTTTAAACAATTACACTGCATCAAATACAAATAATATTAATTCAATCAATTCTACATTGAATAGTTTGAATTCATATACTGCATCTAATAATAGTGTTATAGCTAATTTAAGTGCATATACTTCATCGAATACTACTAATATAAATGCAATTCATACTTCAACTGCAAGTTTGAATACATTTACCGCATCATTTAGTTTAAATTTAAATGCTGTTCATACTGCAACCGCATCTTTGAATTCATATACAAGTTCAAATACATTAAATATAGATGCTATTCATACCGCGACAGGTAGTTTAAATTCTTATACTGCATCTAATAATTCAAATCTAACTGCACTTAATACTGCAACAAGTAGTTTAAATAGTTTTACATCATCTATTAATACTACGATAAAAAATAAATTAAATACCGATGGTGTAATAAGTGGATCTTCACAAGTTTCTATTGCATCTACTACTGGATTTGGTACATATATAAATCAATCTATATTAACCACCTCAGATGTTAGATTCAATTCATTAGGAGTTGGAATGGCTGCGAGCGCAACTGCAGGTAGAATAGATGCTACTAATGATATTGTGGCGTACTCTTCATCCGATAGAAGATTTAAAACAAACATTGTAAGAATTGGTTCTCCAATTCAAAAAATAAAAGAAATCGGTGGATATGAATTTGATTGGATTCCAAATTTAGAGCATGGATATGAGGGACATGATGTTGGTGTAATTGCTCAGGAAATAGAGGCAGTGGTTCCAGAATTAGTCCAGACAAGAGATAGTGGATACAAAGCCGTTAAATACGATAAACTTACTGCACTCCTTATAGAAGCAATCAAAGAACAACAAAATACGATTGAAAAATTAGAGGAAAGAATTGATAAATTAGAAGCAGGGAAGTAAATATATTTAATATATCCTCTTTCTCATATTTATAGTAGTTAAACACTAAATAATTTATTAATTCAAATGGCAGCGGGCAAACATTCATTTTCGATAGAGCAAGGAGCAACTTACAGGTTCGGTATCCAATATACCGATGTATCTGGCTCATATATTGATTTATCCGGTTACAATGCATCTATGCAAATCCGTTCAGATTACGCGGATAATTCTAATACTTTATATGCAACCATAAATTTATTTGATGTAACTTCAAGTGTTGATATTAGTACTGGTAGTTATATGTGGTTTAGTGGTAGTGCGGGAGTAAGCACATCTGCATCAATAAGTGGTAGTATAGAAGTTTATTTACATGCCGATACTACTAAAAATTTTACATTTGATGAAGCATTTTATGATATAGAATTATATAGTGGAGATGATGTTTATAGACTATTAGAAGGCACAATTATTAACCGAAAAGAAGTAACAAGAATTTAATAATGGATAATAGTAATAAAGTAATTATAAGTAAGGAAGCAACGACAAAAGTTGTAAAAGTAATTGCTGCGGGGCCTCAAGGAGCAAGAGGAGAAGGATTTAATTCCGTTTCTTCTTCATTAAATGATAGATTAGATTTATTAGAAGCATTTAGTGGTTCTTATACTGGTTCATTTAGTGGAAGTTTTTTTGGTGATGCAGGGGGATTAATCAATATACCTGCTGCAGGAGTTGTAGGATTACAACTTAATCAAATTGCAAGTGGAGATACAACTGCATCAGTAAGTAGCGGTGGAACTTCATTTAGAATTTTCGATACAAAAGATTTATTATCATTAGATGATACTGGAAAACTTTGGGTAACGGGTTCGGTAAGTGCATCATTAATATTCGGACAAGTTGTAAGTGGTAGCGAATTAATTTTTAATAAATTAAGTACTTCACAAAGTTCAGACTCTCAATTAGTTATTGGAAATTCATTTAATAATTATTTATATAAACAAACAACCATATTTAAAAATGGTGATGTTATACTAAGCGGAAGTTTAATTTTAGAAATGCAAAATACCCCAACTGCAAGGCCAGGTGGATTGTTTTATTCTTCTTCAAATGAATTTTTCCTAAGTTTTATTTAATTCGTATTAACTATATATTTATACGTGTTATAGAAGACCCCAAAAATTAAAAATAATAAAAGAAAATGGCAGTTTGGAAAAAAGTCATAGTATCCGGTTCGGTAGCTGAACTAAATACCGTATCAGCATCATTAGCAGTAGTTGTTGGTGCAAGTGGATACAATAAAATAGGAACAGATCAAACAAACACCGTATTATCCGGTTCGTTTACTGGTTCATTTGTCGGTGAAGGTAGTGGTTTAACAGGTTTAGTATCCTCATTAAACATTAGTGGTTCTGATGCATCAACAGGTACGGTAGCGCTTAAAACTCAAAATTTAACCATTACCGGTGTCGGAACTGAAATTAACACTACTGTTTCTGGTCAAACCGTAACTATTGGTTTAGTAGATAATCCTGTAATTACGGGTGATATCACAATCGGTGGTAATACAATCAGTTCTTCTACTGATACTGCAATTGAATTAAGTGGTACTAATGTTGAAGTAAGAGGAGATTTGCAAGTAACGGGAAATGATATTAAATCATCAACCGGTGCAACTAACATTACTTTAACTGCGGATACATTAACTACTTTTGCTGGAGATATCAAAGTTGTAGGAAATGATATTAGTTCATCAACCGCAACTGCATTATCTTTAAGTGGCGAAGATGTTGAAGTAAGAGGTGATTTACAAGTTTCTGGAAATGATATTAAAGCATCAAATGGTGCGGTAAATATTACATTAACTGCGGACACATTAACTACTTTTGCTGGAGATATTAAAGTTGGGGGTAATGATATCCAAGCATCAGATGGTAATAACAACATCACCTTAACATCAAATACTTTAACAACATTTGCGGGTGATATCAAAGTTGTAGGAAATGATATTAGTTCATCTACTGCAACCGCTTTAACACTTAGCGGGGAAGATGTAACTGTTGTTGGTGATTTAACAGTTAACGGAAACGATATTAAATCATCAGCAGGAAACTCAGTATTCACATTAAGTGGTGCAAATGTAACCGCTAATGGTAATATGGCCGTAAGTGGCGATTTGACTGTAAATGGTGAATTAACTTATTTAAATGTTGCTAATTTAGCAGTTGAAGATAAGTTTATTCTTTTAAATAGTGGTTCTACAAATCCAGATGAAGCGGGTTTGGTTGTCGATGAAGGTAACGGAATTGGACACGCTTTTGCGTTTGATGCAGGGGATTTAAGATGGGGTTTTAGTGGTTCATTCAATTCTTCTGCAACTTCATTTACACCTGATGCTTTTGTTGCAGCAGTAGTAACAAATGATAATGTTGCAGAATATAGAAAAGCTGGAAACATAAGAGTTGAAGCAGGAGAGATTTATATTTATGTTTAATTAAAATAAAAATAGGTTATGGGAATTTTTACAAAAAACCAAAAGGTTGCACCTACTGATTTAGAAACAAAAAAAGAAGAGGTTCAACCGCAAGAAGAACAAGTTGTTGAACCAAAAAAACCAAAACAAAATGGTGGAGTTGATTTAACAATAGAAGAGTTTGAGTATCTCTTTAATTTAATAAAAAACTCAACATTTAAGGGGACAGAATTGGAAATTATTTACAGTATCATCCTCAAATTACAAAAAAGATATTTAGAGAAAAAACAATAACCAATCGGTTGTTGTTTTTTTTGTTTAATAATTTATTCTAATATTTATTGTTGATATTGTTGGCCCGAAAGGGAAGTGGGCAATCAATGTGATTGTAACCAACCGCGATAGAAAAAAGATTTATTTAAAAGACTCATTTAGGGGAATACCCATAGTGTGTCATTCTTATATTCTATCCAACCCTTTTTCCAACTATACTAACTTTCAAATTATAGTATTAGATGCCAAATTGGAAAAAAGTCATTGTAAGTGGTTCGGATGCTTCACTTAATAAATTAGCAGTTGATGGTGCGATATCCGCATCTATTTTTTCGGGAAGTGCATTTACCGGTTCGTTCAAAGGAGATGGATCTGGACTAACAAATCTTAATTTAGATGATGGGTTACCAGATAATAATTGGGATTTTAACATTCCTGACACTACCGCTATTAATGATTTTCAAACCCCATCAACTGATTATCTAATTGATTTTAAAAATGAACAATTAGTAGGAGATCCAGCAGGTCTAATTGCTTGGTTTGGAAACACAAAAGGTGATACACAACTTCTCCCAACAAGTAATGGTTTAATTATTATTGCTGATGATGAGCAACAGGGATTGATAACATCAGCTGGATATAGTGGAAGTATTGTTGGTATTGGTAATGTGATGAATTATTCACAATCAGTTGATGCTAGATTAAACTCACTTCAATCCGCGATAACTGTACCAAATCATTCATCGGCTCCATCATCACCTCAATCGGGTTCGTTATATTTTAACACAACTGATTTTCATTTCTATGGTTGGAATGGAAGTATTTGGAAACAATTAGATAATTAAAGGAAATAGTTACAAAAAATATATTTATATAGTATAAAAGAAATAAATTAAAAATAGATGGCACTTAAATTTAGAAGAGGTTCGACAGCAGACAAATCGGGTTCATTAGCTTATGGAGAACCGTATGTAAATACATCATTAGGAACTCTACAAATCGGAGGTAGTAGTGGTGATATAACTTTAGCAACAGTGGGAGATGCAGCGGCACTAAATGTTCTAAGCGTTTCTGCTTCCACATTTGTATCAGCATCAACTTTGCATATAACATCAAATGCTGAAATTAAAGGAAACCTTACATTAGGAGGTAATATCACAATTGGTGACCAAACTTCTGACACCGTTGCTGTAAATGCAAATTTAAGTTCATCCCTAATCCCATCAGAAGCAAATAAATTTGATTTAGGTAGTGAAGCTAAGTTTTGGAGAGATATATATGTTTCAACTGGTTCAATTAAATTTGTCAATGCAGGAGGAACAGTAGTTAGTACATTAAGTGCTACATCATTGAATTCAAATACGGAATCAATTAATTCATTAAATTCTTATACCGCTTCTAACAATACAAATATTAGTGCAATTCACACTACAACCGCTTCTTTAAATGGAAGAGTTGGTGCGTTAGAAACAAAAACCGCTAGTTTAGATGAAACATTCAACACTTTTTCAGGTTCGTTCAACACTTATACTGCTTCAAATAACACTACTAATAATACTCAAAATAGTAGATTAAATGCAATTGAAACATCTACAAGTAGTTTAAATACACATACTGCATCCGCTGAAGGAAGATTAACTTCGTTGGAAACAACAAGTGGTAGTTTAGTATCATTCTCTGCATCAGTTGATTCCGCAATCCAATTTACAGGCTCTAACTTAACAATTAAAGGTGACCTTTTAGTTAAAGGAACTACAACTACAATTAACTCAACAACCGTAGATATCGGTGATAATATAATTTCACTTAACGGAACAGGTGCTACAAATGGAGGTATTATAGTAAGAGATGCGACTGGCGGGACTACTACATCTGGTTCTTTACTGTGGGATACTACAAATGATTATTGGAAAGCTGGAACAAGTGGTAATGAAGATAAGATATTATTGGGGCAAGAATTTTATATATTCACTGCTTCAAACGATACGACTAATACTTCTCAAAATGGAAGATTAGATGGATTGGAAAGTTTTTCAGCAAGTGTTAATAGTACAACTGCTTCACAACAATCTGCACAAAATCAACAAAATCTTAGATTAAACTCAATTGAAACCGCAACTGGTAGTTTAAATACTTACACATCATCACAAGATAGTAGGAATACCTCTTTATTTACATCTACTGCATCTTTAAATTCTTATACCGCATCAAATGATTTAAATGTAGCCGCTATTCATACTGCAACTTCTTCATTAAATTCATTTAGTGCAAGTGTAATTGCTACCGGATCAATAATTAATACTTTTACATCTAGTGTTAATACATTTAGTGCATCAGTAATTGCTACTGGTTCAATTATTAATACATTCACTTCCTCAGTTAATAGTTCTACGAGTAGCTTGAATGAATTTTCTGCATCGGTTAGAGAGAGTGGATCAATAATGAACACTTTCACATCATCAGTTAATACTTCAACTTCATCTCTAAACTCATTTAGTGCAAGTGTAATAGCAACTGGTTCGATTATCAATACATTTACATCGTCTGTTAATACTGCGACAAGTAGTTTAAATTCATTTACATCATCGGCTAATGGTAGATTGAATTCAATTGAAGAAAAGAGTGGAAGTTTTGCGACAACGGGAAGTAATATATTTCAAGGTAATCAAACAATTACTGGTTCTTTATATATTTCACAAGATTTAGTTGTTGCTGGTTCATCTTCAATTCAAAATATTAGTTCATCTCAATTAAATGTTGGGACAAACATTATAAAAGTAAATGCATTAAATCCATCTATCCGTTTCGGTGGATTATCAGTAATTGATAGTGGTTCAGCTTCAGAAGTATCTGGTTCATTACTATTTGATTCGATAAATGATCAGTGGGTATATGTTCATCAGGCGGTATCTGGTGCAGCAATTACTTCTTCAGTATTGTTAATGGGGCCTCAATCATACGATTCTTTAGGTTCAGAACTATACCCCACAACAAATAGAATTGTAAAATCGGTAAATGCAAAACATTTAGGTGATAGTAATATTACTGATACAGGAACTAAAGTTTCTATAAATTCTAATTTGGAAATTACTGGTTCTGTTATTTCAACAACCTCTACTTTAATAAGTAGTTCTGCTCAAATTACAACTTTACCATCGGTAGATACTGATGATTTGACTGAAGGAACTACAAACAAATATTATTTAGATAGTAGAGTAAAAACTAAATTAAGCGCAGAAGGAGTAATATCAGGTTCTTCACAAGTTTATTCTGGTGTAAGTGGTGATGTAGTAATCGCATCAAATGGTGTAGCTACAATTCAGGCAAATTCAGTTGCATTAGGAACTGATACATCTGGAGATTATGTTGCAAGTTTAGTAGCGGGTACTAACATTACACTTACAAATAATAGTGGTGAGGGAGCAACTCCTACAATTGCATTGACAAATAACTCAATTACAATCGCGGGGCAATCTACATCATTAGGTGGAACTATAACTGCGGCAACGATAGGTAATGCAATTGGAGCATTTAGTGGTTCATCACAAGTATCACATGATTCAACTACCGGATATTCTGCAAATAGACACGTAGATCATACTGCAGTATCAATTACCGCAGGAACAGGTTTAACTGGGGGCGGTGATATATCCACAACAAGAACATTATCAATTGATTCAACTGTTGCTACATTAACCGGTGTACAAACTCTTACAAACAAAACTATTGCAGCGGCTTCAAACACAATTAGTGGATTAACAAACTCTAACCTAAGTGGAACTGCTGGTATTTCAAACGCTAATTTAGCTAACTCATCAGTAACAGTAACCGCTGGAACAGGTATGAGTGGCGGTGGTACTGTGGCGCTGGGTTCATCGATAACTTTGACTAATGCCGGTGTAACTTCAAATGTAGCGGGTACTGGTGTGACAGTAAGTGGTGCAACAGGAGCAGTAACAATCTCTATCGGACAAGCAGTAGCAACATCATCAAATGTTCAATTCAACTCATTAGGTGTTGGAATGGCGGCATCTGCTACTGCAGGTAGAATAGATGCTACAAACGATATCGTAGCTTACTCATCATCAGATAGAAGATTTAAGAATAATATTAAAGCAATTGAAAAACCATTAGATAAGATTAATAAAATTAGTGGTAATACTTTTGATTGGAATGAAGAGAATAAAATTGAGCACGGATACGAAGGAAACGATGTGGGTGTAATCGCACAGGAAATAGAAGAAGTATTACCTCAATTAGTTCAAACGAGAGAGAATGGGTATAAGGCAGTTAAATACGATAAATTAGTTGCCCTTTTAATTGAAGGTATAAAAGAACAACAAATTCAAATCAACGATATGAAAGTTGAGATTGAGAATTTGAAAAGACAAAAAGGTTTATAATAAATGTTTGATGTATATTTTACCACAGGAATAGGTAAAATCAATACTGGAGTAGATATTTGGGTAAATAACTGGTTGAGTGAAATAAGTAAGAACTTAGACACTCAGCCGGTTTTACTTATTTATAGAAACAAACCGATTGATTTTAATTTTGAAATACCAATTGAACACTATTGGTACAATGATGAGAATGGTAATCACAAAGATATTTTTGAACAAAAGTTTAAAGAATGTAGACGAGTAAATATTCTTCACGCTCATTATACACCATTGGAATTAATCGAAGAAAACTTAGATAAATTATGGAGTTATATTATACATAATGATTTATCAAAAGTTTATGTTCAAAGTGGTTTATCGGATTTACAATTTGGTTGGATACCGCACTATTCGAAAGAATGGGAAAATAAAATTTTAGTTAAAGCTAAGAATAAGGTTTGGGTGGGATTATATGAATTGCACGAAGATGTATTTGAAAATTATGTTTCAATACCTTCTTATTACAAATTCATAAAAAACAATGAATTATCTAACTCAAATAAAATAGGATTTACATCTAGATGTGAAGTTAGAAAAAACCCACATTATTTAGATGGATTAGAAGGTTATATGTTTACAAATATAAGACCTTTTCAAAATACTTGGAAAAAGGAATTAGATTTAGATTTTTCAAAATTAAAAAAAATACAATTTGAAAGTGAATATAGTGAAAAATATTATCAGATGGATTGGGGAATTTCTCATTCCGCTTTTAGTGCTGAACCATTTGGCTATTCAATATTTCAAAGCGTAGATTGGGGAAAATTACCTATTCTGAGTGAAGATTGGTGTTCTGAAATAAATTATAAATTCAGAGCCGATACTAAAAGAGAATTTGTAAATATTTATAAGAGTATCATAGAATTATCTTATGAAGAGAGAGTTGAAGAATTTAATTCACTCAAATCTCAATTGATAGATAAGTTTGGTGATAGTGAAAATTGGACAACAAAATTATTAAATATATACAATGCCTAGAACATCTGGAAATACGCTTTCGTTAGGAAATCTTAAAGTGGCAACCGCAGCTGCAGCAAGTTCACTCTCCTCCGCAGCAGGAACAACAACGGGGCCAATTGCAATGTCTCAATTCGGTATTGATTCCGTTGATTCAATAAGTGGATTTACTTATGTGAAAGAATCTACTGGGGAAACATATACATTAGGATTTACTGATGCGGGGAGCCGTTTTTTAAGTAGAATAGGAAGTGTAACTAATAACTTTACTTGGTCTTTATCAGCCGGAGCAGAATTCTCAATTCAATCAAGCCCTCCATATAATCCAACCGTAACTGCCGCGGCAATTGGAAACTCAACAACTTTATCAGCGCCAACTGCAAGAACATTATCGGTTGTATTTAGGGATACCTTTAATGACCACGCAACAGGATATAATACTCAAAAAGATAAAACTGTTTACAATGTAGATGATTATGCGGGTGCGAGTGGATTGTGTTTACATTTAGATGAAGATGTATTAATGGCGGATGGAACAACTAAAAAGGCAGGTGATTTGGTAGAAGGAGATATAGTTCGTTCTTATTATCCTCCTCATGTTGATACTCTTACTGATTTCAACTTCTATGATTGGACATACTATACACCTGGTGGTATTATGGTTGATTCCTATGTTAAAGATGTGGCATATACATTTGTTGATAGATGGAATATTGTAACTACCGATAGTGGTTCAGTAAAAGGAAACGGTGAACACCCTATGATGGTTTTTGATATTAATGAAGAAGTTTATAAATTTAAACCATTAGGATTAGTTCAACCAAACGACAGATTTATTAAAGTAAATTTAGATGGAAGTATTGAAGAGGTGAATGTATTAACAAATGAAGTTCAAAATACTACAATAGAAGTTGTATCAATTGACGTGGAAGAAGTGGATACCTATATTGTAAATGGATTTGTAACTCACAACAAAGGTGCTAACTCATTTGCCGGATATTCAATTTCAGCTACACCAACTGTATCAGTTTCAACTGTAACTATTGGTGGTGAAACTTATAGAAGATTAACACTTTCAACGAATAGTGCAGTAACCTCTCCAGGTTCAACTGCAATTACTGCTAACTATTCTTATGATATCCAAATTGCATCGGATTCAGGATTCGCATCTATATTAGTAGCACCAACATCATATAGTACTAATACTTATGATTACAAAAGTGCTACTGCAATTTATGCTAGAGCGAGATTAAACTTTGCAGGATTACAAACTGCTTACGGAAGTAGTGCGACTGGATAATATATTCTGAAAATATTTGATTTTAAAAACCATATAAATATGAGTTATGTAAAAAAACTCTATATTTATAGATATACATTTTATAATCTAAAAAATCAAAATGGAAATCAAAAAGTTATCGCAAGAAGAGTTACAAGAAATCAATCAAATCAGAAGTGAATATACCAATTTATATTCAAACATAGGTTTGATTCAGGTTAAAATTAAAGAATTGGAAGGTGAGAGTTTATCCTATTACCAAAGTTTAGAAGTTCTTAGAGGAAAAGAGAATGAAGTTTTCCAAAAATTAAAAGAAACTTATGGTAATGGTACAATAGATTTAGACACCGGAGAGTTCAAGCCAACAGAGGAATAATGTTTCGTTGTTGGTTTTAATATTTATTATAAGAATAACTCAGAAATTAAATTAGAATTAATATGGCAGAAAAAATTGTATCACCTGGTGTTTTTACGAGAGAAAACGACCTTTCTTTCTTACCACAGGGTATATCACAAATAGGTGCAGCTGTCGTTGGGCCAACCGAAAAAGGGCCAGCATTCCTTCCGACATTAATCCAAACACAGGCTGAATATGAAGCTATCTTTGGAACACCTAAAGACTTTTATACTGGTTATGCAGTTCAGAACTATCTTAGAGATGCTGGAGCTGTAACCGTAGTAAGAGTAGCAGGAGTGGGTGGATATTCATTGACAAATGCGTATGAAGTAATTGCATCATTTGGTTCAACATCCGCATCAATAGCTATTTTGGCACCTGCATCAAGTTCGCTAAATGTAGCACCTTTATTAGAAGGTGGTACTAATGGAACATTCAGAGCAGTGGGAACAGGATTGACCGCAGTGAGTGCTAGTATCATTAAAGCAGATTCAAATACAATTGATGATATATTTGGTGAATCTCCATTCTTTGGTAAAAATTTATATGCATACAATTTCTTTGATATCAGAGAAGCTGGTTCTGCATTAAATGATATTTTTGGAGCAGCACCACTTTCACAAATTAGTTTAAGTTTTGCATCCGCATCTACACAAGATTTCACAGGAACTGTAGATGACCCTGCATATAGTAAAGCAATCACACCTTGGGTATTATCTCAAACTTATAGTGGAACAAGATACAATCTTTTCAAAGTTCATACTTTGGCAGATGGTGAAGGAGAAAATACAAGATTTAAAATACAAATCAGTAGTATCAAATCTTCTGATGGTACAAATTATGGTACATTCTCATTATTGGTTAGAGCATACTCAGATACCGATAAGAGAAAAACTGTATTAGAACAATATAATAACTTAACATTGGATCCTGCTTCTCCTAACTTTATCGCTAGAAGAATCGGTGATAGAACCATAACAATCGATGAGAATGGTAAAATAACTGAAAGCGGAAATTATGCAAATAGAAGTAAGTATGTAAGAGTTGAGGTAGCAGAAGAAGGAACTTATCCATTAACTGCGATTCCATTTGGACACGCTGGATACGAAGTTCCATTTAATGTGGCAACACCTTCAAGATTCCCAATTGTAACATACACATCAGCATCATTTAGTTCATCAGTTTTCTCAAGTGGTATTGATTACGCAATTGCAAATAATAAAAACTATTTCAAACCACTTCCTGCAAACACAACATCTGGTTCAAATAAAATATTTGCGTTAGATAGTGCAGCTGGAGCATCGAATGAATATAATATTGGATTAAGTTCAGCTGAAACATCTGATTCTAATCAATTGGCAATGAGAAACTTTGTATTAGCATTTCAAGGTGGATGGAATGGGCAAAACCCAACTACTCCTATTAAAAAAGGAGTAGATATAACTGCGACAAACACACAAGGATTCGATTGTTCAACTTCAACATCTAGTGGTTCAATAGCATACGCAAAAGCATTAAACGCTATTTCAAATCAGGATGAATTTGATATCAATCTATTAGTAACTCCTGGTATTGTAAGACAATATCATCCTTATGTAACAACTAAGGCAATTGATGTGTGTGAAAGTAGAGAAGATGTATTCTATATCGCTGATTTTGCAGGAGCTGACGCTACAATTACAGAAGTAGTTGAACAGGCATTAGGAGAAGATACTAACTATGCTGGAACTTACTATCCTTGGATTAAAACAATTGATGTAAATACAAATAAATTGGTGACAGTTCCACCTTCAGTATTGATGGTAGGTACATTCGCACAAAACGATAGATTAGGAGCAGAATGGTTCGCGCCAGCAGGTTTGAATAGAGGTGGAATTGCTGGAGCTGTTCAGGTTGTTAATAGATTAACTCAATCTGAAAGAGATACATTATACGAAGGTAAAGTAAACCCAATTGCAACATTCCCTGGACAAGGTATTAGTGCATTTGGACAGAAAACTTTACAAGATAAGGCATCTGCATTAGATAGAATCAATGTAAGAAGATTGTTAATCAACTTGAAAAAGTTTGTTGCATCTACTTCAAGATTCTTAGTATTCGAACAAAATACTGCACAAACTAGAAGTAAATTCTTAAACACTGTAAACCCTTATTTGGAGAGTGTTCAACAAAGACAAGGTTTATACGCGTTCAGAGTGGTTATGGATGAAACAAATAATACACCAGATGTAATAGATAGAAACATTTTAGCTGGAGCTATCTTCTTACAACCTGCTAAGACTGCGGAATTCATTACAATTGATTTCAACATTCTTCCAACAGGAGCTACATTTAATGTATAATTTGAATTAGGTAATATTTATATAAAAGATTAATATAACATGGCAGAAGTATTAGAATTTAATGAGATGTTCTATACGAACTTCGAACCAAAGATGAAAAACCGTTTCATCTTCGAAGTTGACGGTATCCCTTCATATTTAGTAAAAGCTGGTAACAGACCTACTATTCAGTTTGAGAAGGTAACATTAGACCACATCAATATCAAAAGACAGTTAAAAGGTAAAGGTGAGTGGCAAGATTTAACAATTACTCTTTATGACCCAATTGTTCCTTCTGGAGCACAGGCAGTAATGGAGTGGGTTAGAACTTCTCACGAATCTTTGACAGGTAGAGATGGATACGCTGAGTTCTATAAGAAAGATGTAGATTTCTATATGTTAGGGCCAGTAGGTGATAAGATTGAACAATGGAAGTTAAAAGGAGCATTTATTTCTCAGGCTAACTTTGGTGAGTTAGATTGGGCAAATGCTACTGACCCAGCGACAATCGAATTAACACTTACTTACGATTACGCAATCTTGGAATTCTAATAACTCTCAATATAAATTGAAAAGGATATCAGAAATGGTATCCTTTTTTTTTGCAAAATATTTTCGAAAAGACTTGTTTTTTTCAAATTTTTTTATTACATTTACTATGTAATAAAGATTGAGAGATATGAAACTAGGATTAGTAAGAATGAGTAACGAGAGAGTGATTGGGGTTCAGTACTTCGAATCAAAGTTCAATAGAGAGTTGGGTGAGAAACTCAGAATAAATGGGGTTGAGTGGATAGTGGGTGTGATTGCCGATGATAGAAACTCCATCATCAAAGTTCTTAACGAAATTGTTAGAATAGAAAATTCCCTTAGAAGAAAGGAAAATTCCATTAGAAGAGCAAACCAAAGAGAGAGGGATAAAGAGATTGATGCTCAAATCACCGAAATGTTCATCCAAGCATATAAATCAGTAATGAATTAATATGAACTACAAAGCACACATATTCGCAAGTATAGGGAATGGGAAACTTCACCCATCTCGTACCCAATGTGGGAGACACCTACATAGAAACCATAGAGGTACATTTGTACTAGATACTAAAAGGTTTATGGAATTCTATGATGAAGACCCCGACCTAGTGTGTTCAAAATGTTTAGAAAAAATACAAAAATAATTGAGAAAAGGCTTGTATTTCTCATTTATTTTACTTACATTTATAAAGTAATAAGAGTTCAACCTAACCCCCCTATAATATGAACGACTTCGATTTCTTCACCGTCAACGCTTCCTCTAACCGAATTACTTCGTTGATGAAGCTACCCAATGTAAAACGCAGTAACATCGAACATAGGGTACACTATGGTAGTGGTAAGTTTCCTACTCATATCTATAAGGTAACACTTGGTTACTACGATGTGATGGAGTTCGGACACTTCGGAGCTAGAGAACGAGCCAATGCACATATTGAAGCTTTATTGAGTACAAAACCTGATAATGTGATACTGAGTACTAAATTTTATCCTGTGGATTAAGAATATCTAAAATACAATATAATTTGAAAAGTGATTGAATCCAATCACTTTTTTTATTTTTTAAAAAGTTTATATATATCTATATACAAAACAAAGTTTTATTATGCAAGAACAAAAATACGATTTTCCAACGGAGGTTATTGATTTACCATCACAAGGTTTATGTTATCCAGAAGGTCACCCATTATCAAAGGGACAAATTACACTCAAATATATGACCGCAAAAGAGGAAGACATCCTTTCTTCTCAAAACCTAATTAAAAAAGGTATTGTATTGGATAAGTTATTAGAATCAGTTATAGTAGATATATCTATTGATGATTTAGTATTAGGTGATAAAAATGCTATATTCTTAGCAACAAGAATCTTAGGATATGGCCCAATTTATAAGGTACAAGTTACAGATCCATTTAGCGGTGAAAAGCAGGAAGTGGATATCGATTTAGGGCAAGTAAAGACAAAGGAAATCGATTACTCAAAATTAAAAAGAGATAATAAATACGATTTTGCTTTACCTTCTGATGGAACAAAAATTAAATTTAGATTTCTTACTCACAAAGATGAGCAAAACATAACTGCTGAAATACAGGCATTAGATAAATTATCAAAGGGAGCAAACCCTTCAGATGTTACTACCAGATTAAGACACATGATTTTGGAAGTAAATGGTAATACTGATAGAGCATTTATTAATAAATGGGTGAATAATAGTTTTAAGGCACAAGATAGTAGAGCATTAAGAAACTATGTAAAAGAAATTTCACCAGATTTAGAATTAAAATTCGAATTTACATCAGATATAACAGGTGAGACGGAGGCGCTAGATATCCCCTTTGGGATTAACTTTTTTTACCCTTCCAACTAATTACTCTGCTCAACTTCATGAAGAGTTGTGGAGTATGGTTCAATTCGGTAATGGATTTACTTGGAGAGATGTTTACACAATGCCAATACATTGGAGAAGGTTCTATCTCAAAAAGTTAGTAGAATTAAAGAAAAAAGAAAAGGAGGAAATGGATAAAGCAAAGAGATCTAGACCACCTGGTGCCAGTAAAGTAAGAATGAGATAAGGGGAATTTTTCCCCTTATTTTTTTATTACAATATTTATATTCGTATAATAATAACCAAAAATGAAAAAAACTAAATCATTAAAAAACGAAGGGTTGTTTTCTATGGCTGATAGATTTGCAAGTGATTTTTTTGAGAGATTAAAAAAAGGAGCCGCTGATCAAATTATAAAAAAAGCAGAAAACTCAAACCTTCCAACTGAGGTAGTTGAAAGGATGAAGAGAATGGAAAAAGATGCTGAAGAGTTTAAAAAATTTTTAAAAACTTTGTAATAAATGTCTCAAAATTTAGAACGATTAAGAGCTGCTCAAGAAAGAATTAATCTTTTGTTACAGGAGCAAGTGCAACTTCAGTCTAGAGGGGAGGATCTAGATAGTGCTAGGCTTGATCGTTTAAATAGATTACAAAGCGTGGAGACGGCTTTATTAGCTTTACAAGAAAGAAGAGTAAATAATCAATATAGAGGTAACAGAGCAGCAGGAGAACTTACTGGACAATTATCAGATCAATTAAGTGAGTTATCTTCAATTAGTGCAATATATTCTAAATTAATTGATAAACAAAAATTATCAATTACTACTGCTCGTACTTCACTAACAAATATCATTTCACAACAAAACGCATCTCAAGAACAAGTTGATACAATAACCCAAATAGCGAGTAAAGCTACTGAACTACAATCTATTCAACAAAAGATAGCAGAAAGTGATTCAACGCAATTAGAATTACAAAATTCCTTACGAGATAAACACGAGGGTGTTGTCACAAATGTTGAAAGACAAATAGCATTAGCGTTGGCTCAAAATAAAATAACTCAAGAACAAGCAACTGCATTAACAAGTTTATTAAATTCTCAACAATCAAATTTACAAGTTGCGGAGGAATATGCTACCGTATCATCCGAAACTAAGCAAAGGATAGATGCACAAATTGATGCCTATGATAAAATGAAAAAAACTGTAAGTGGAACTTTGGATACAATTCGAATGACACTTCAAACTCCTCAGGCAATGATTGTAGCTGCTTCAGCTGCAGCTGGTAAATTTGCGGATGCTATGGGAGATGTGAACAAACAAACGGGTATGTTCATTGGTTCTACTGCAGCACTATCTTTTGTATTTGATGATGCGGCCGGAACATTATCACAAATGGCAAAATTGAGTGGTGATGTAAACAAGGCAACATTTATGTCCCAATTAAATACTAATGTTTTAGCGACAAGTATGGGTATTGGAGGAGAAGAGGCCGCTACATTAGTAAATGCTTTTGGTAATTTATCTGGTCAATCAATGGAAACCGGAGAGAATATGGTTTCTGCTATGGGAGCAACTGCGAGAATGAAAGGTGTACTACCTTCTCAAGCTATGAAAGATATGGCAGCCGCAACCGAAGCGATGGCAGTGTACTCAAAAGGAACAGGTGAAAATTTTGCAAATGCTGCGATTCAAGCTGCACAATTAGGTATATCAGTTGCAGATACCGCTAAAATGGCAGATACTCTTTTAGATTTTGAGACATCAATTGAAAAAGAGTTAGAGGCAAGTGCTATGTTAGGCAAAGATATAAATCTTAGTAGAGCAAGAGAATTAGCTTATGCGGGAGATTTAGAAGGAATGACAAAGGAAATTCTTAATCAAGTTGGTGAATTTCCAGATGACCCATATCAACAAAAAGCATTAGCAGATGCATTAGGCATAGGTGTAGCTGAATTAAAACAAATGGTTGCAAATCAGGAAAACCTTAATACAGCATCGGGGAAATTTGAACAAACTGTTGGCAAGGCAAATGACTATTTGAGAGCCATAGGTGAAAAATTCGGTGGGCCTATTGCAAGTGGCGTAACATTCTTTTTAGGAGAATTAATTAGAGCAAAGATGACCGCCGCAGCCATAAATGGAACAAGTATGTTTGGTGGAATGGGGGATAAATTAAAAGGGTTAGGAAGTCGAATATTTGGTGGAGGTGTAGCACCTTCTGTGCCAACTGGGCCAACTACACCATCAACTCCTTCCACTCCAACTGGAGGAGCAGATCAAGCTAATAAATTTGGGAAAATAAAAGCCAACGATTTAATTAAAGGAGCAGCGGCATTATTAATAATAGCCGCAGCACTTTATGTATCAGCTAAAGCATTTCAAGAATTTGCAAGTGTTGCATGGGGAGATGTTGGAAAGGGATTAGTTGGTATAGCTGGATTAGCAGGTATTGCGTATGTTTTAGGAAAAGCGGAAAAGGAAATGATTAAAGGTGCTTTTGCAATTGCAGTATTAGGAATAGCATTAATACCATTTGCATTTGCTATGAGTTTAATCGCAGGATTAGATATAGATTCAGTTATAGCGGCAGCAGCAGGATTGATAATATTCGGAGCAGCTGTATTTGGATTGGGTGCATTAATAACAGGGCCAGGTGCTATTATATTTGGAGCAGGTATTGTTGGATTTTTAGCATTAGGAGCAGCTTTAATTGTATTGGGTGCAGGTTTACAAATGGTAGGTAATGGATTTTCAGCTATAGCATCCGGATTACCTTTGTTAGTAGAACAAATTAGTACAATGGCCCAAATTGATTTCTTACCTATATTTGGTTTAGCAGGAGCATTAACTGCATTAGCTTTTGCATTAGGCTTAGTTTCAACTATGGGATTGCTAGCTCTACCTGTATTAGCTGCAATAGGTTTAGTTGCAGGTGGTGCAGCAGCTCTTATGGGTGGCGGAGGAGGAGAAGAAAAAGGTGGAATGTTAGAAGAAATAAAAGGACTAAGAAATGATTTAGCTAGTGGTAAAATAGCAGTTTATATGGATGGTCAATTAGTTACATCAAAGGTGGCGAATGTTGCATCTAAAAACCCAGTAACATAATAGAAAATGCCTACATTATTAGAATTATTCAATTCTTCAAAAGAGAGAAAACAAATACCACAAAATAAGCCAACAACTTATATTGCTGATACTGGGCAATTTCTTATTGATAGACAAAACAAATTAGGGAATTCATTAGAAAAAAGATTTGACCCTTTAACTGAAACTGCATTAGAACAAGAATTAAGTGGTTTGAGGCCTATGAGATTGGTAAATGCGCCAACATTATATGGAACTGAAATCATTAGAATTACTACACAAAAAACATCGGACGTAGATGCGATGAAACTTTCTAAAAATCCTAATCAACAAATCAGTTTAGGGAAGATAGGAAGATTTATAGAGAGGGGTGTAAACTTTGTAAATAAAACATTGGGCATTCCTCAAAATGTATTTCCAACTTATGTAATCAATACAAAAGAATTTAAAGAAGCTAGAACACCTAATAAGATGATTGTATTGGGTGATATTAGAAAAGATGCTAGAGGAACTGCATTAGGTAGATTTCTTAAAGAAACTGGAGCAGGGACTCCTTCTCAATTAGCAAAACAATCATTTGGAAAAGGTATTAACTTAGCAAAAACATCAATTAGAACCGTTCTTTTAGGAGATAGAATGATACCTGTAACATCTGGTAGTTTAGATAATTTTGTTCAAAAATATTATTATCCAAAAGATGATTTATATACAGGTACATATACCTATTCGATGAAAGACTTAACCATCGGAGATGCAAAACAATCATTCGATATTTCAAAGGTATCACCTGTATTTGGTTTAGATAGAACTGCTAATGGAAATTTATTTGGTACACCTAGAAGGTTTGCAAATAGAGAGGTAAATTATGGATTTCAATTATCAGACGGAACTCGTCATCAGAAAAAAGGTGAACCAACCGTTGATAAACTTATACAATTTAATTCATTTAATGCCACATACTCACAGGAAAATCCGGAAACTGCGGTAAGTGGTAGTTTGAAAACCAATCCTATTTTAGAATTCATCAAACCAAAATCATTGCAAAGAGCAAATTGGAAAAAAGATAGATATTCAACTGATAATACAACAAAAACTTATCATAATAATACTGAAACTGTTTATGATAATAAATTAGAAAATCGTAGAGGCTTATTTTCAGATAGGGATGTAATAAATCAAACTGGTAGAATGGCCGCTGGAGAAGTTGCTAATCTAAAATATAATGGGAAAACATTAGATGAAGTAGATTTAATACCATTGAAGTTTCAAAGAGTGAATGATAACGCTGTCGTATTTTTTCGTTCAATTATAAGTGGATTTAGTGAGCAGTTTTCTCCTTCTTGGGAAAGTAGTAGAATGTTAGGTTCTCCATTTAACTTTTATAACTACACTTCAGTTGAGAGAAAATTAACATTCAGTATGAAATTATACGCAATGTCTCAAGCCGAATTGGTTATGATGTGGAGAAGAATAGAATTTTTAGCACATTGTGCTTATCCATATCAATATAATCAAGGAATTGTTGAACCTACACTTTTATATTTTACATTAGGTAGTGTATATAATAAAAAGGCATGTTTCTTAGATAGTTTAACATATTCAATTGAGGATGCTGAGAACCTTTGGGAAATTGGAGGAGGTTTACTGAAAACAAAAGAGGGAACTTTTGAAAATACATTTAATAATGTATTTTATGCTTCACAACAAAATGGACAAGAAAATTCAAGAGAAAACGGAGTAGGTGCAACAGTATCTGAAGGCAAATTAAGTGTCGCTCAATCATCAACTGGTGTGTTTAATACAAAGGCAAATAGAATTAAAGAAGGTGAGAACACTATTTACAATAAAAATTTAAAGGTTACTAATTTAGAAGAATATAATAGGGAAACGAAAGTAAGTCAGGGTAACTATAATATGGATCAATACAAACTTCCTAAATTTATAAACGCTTCAGTAGGATTGACATTTATAGAGACAAAGAATACTACTGATTATAATCTTTATGGATACGGTAAAAAAATTGAATAATGAGATATAATACTAAAAATACTAAAAGATTGGCGGATGGTAAGAAAGTATTAAAAATGTCAATACTTAAACATATACCAAAAAAAGATGATGATATATATATTATCACACAAGAAAGTGATAGATTGGATTTATTAGCGCATGAGTTTTATAGTGATAGCACTCTTTGGTGGATTATCGCAAACGCAAATAATATAAATGGTGTAAATATAGGATTGGAACCAGGTATCCAATTAAGAATTCCTAAAAATAAATTTGATATATTAAATAATTTATACTAATGGGGGCATTTCCTTTTTATAAATCAATAGATTCTTATATTACAACCGAATTAAGAGCTAGAACTTCTAATAATAATGTTGAGTTATCAAAATTAGTTCCGTGGATTAAGGCGGTATCTAATTTAGGTGAAAAATATTCATTAGAGAGTGGAACATATTCATCTTTATTTAATGGAGGTGGTAATGATGCATACGCTAATATGGCGGGGTCTCAATGGAAATACCGACCTAATCCTATTATAACTGATTTTTCAATAGATTTTGCTAGTAGAGGAACTCTTAGAAGAGCTACTCTTAAAATAAAATGTTTTTCACCTGATCAATTAACTAAAGTTCAAACATACTTTTTAGAACCTGGAATATCTTGTTACATCCAATGGGGTTGGAATTATTCAGTAAGTGGAAAAAAAGCAATTGGCCCAAATAATGAATCGGGTATAGAATATTATAGACAACCAGCTAATTTAAATGCTATTAGAGAAGCAAACAATGGTTGTTATGATAATTTTTTTGGAATTATAAGTGGTGGTGATTCTACGATAAGTGGAAATGAATTTGATATTAGTATAAAAATGGTTTCATTGGGAGAAGTTTTGATGGGTTTACCGCGAGATGCTGCACAAGATGATGAAACTAAAATAGAACCAACTAACTATCCGGTTAATTTAATAAATCTATATTTGGCAGGCAAAAGTCCGGCAGTTAATTTCGCATATTTTTTCGATCAGTTACCTGATTCATTGAGAACTCCTGAATTGTTAGCAATGGAAAAGGAATTTAAATTTGATAGTGATTTTATAAATTACAATGAATCATTAATTGAAGAAGCTAAATCTGAGACAACAAGTGGATGGTTTAGCGGAGATTTAACAATCCAATCAAATCCTGCTTTAACGATAGAAGCGATAGATGCGGAAAGCCCAATTACATCTTGTAAATATGTAAGTTTTGAAGCCTTTTGTAAGCTTTTAAATATGACTAGAATAAAGTTTGTAAATAAGGGAATCAATCCAAATATAGATATAAGTAACTCTTATTGTGGAGCGTTTAAAGGTATGTTTTCCACCGATGAATCAGTTTTTATTCCAAATAAAGAATGTAGAGGATTTTTAGGTGATATAGGATTATTAGCTACTGCGGTTGGTAGTTCAATAAATAAAACTCTTGATAACTCTGTGAATGGTAGAAGTTTTGTAAGAACAAGCTCAACAACGGTAACTGCAGATCAAGAAACATTTACACTTCCCGCATATACACATGGTTGGATAGGGGATTTATATATTGAAAATAGTATTGCAATGGATGCATTAGAAAATCAAACGGCATCTATAAAAGAGGTATTGGATAGTGTTTTGCAAAGAATTGAAGCGGCTGTTGAAGGATTATGGTCATTTCAAATTGTTGAAAATGGAACTGGGGATTCTTTAAAATTAAGAATAACAGATAGTAATTTAAGAAATCAAAGAAGTGGAACTACTATCGAAACTTTTAATATGTTCGGATCAGATAGTTTCTTTTTAGATGCAAATTTTGGATTAGATATTCCAAAACAAATGATGAGTATGATTGTTATGGAAAAAACAAATCCAAATCTTAAATCAACCGATACTCTTACTAGAGGGTTATTTTCTAATAAAGTTGATAATGTTTTACTTCCAGAATTACAGGCAGAAAAAGGAAGAGCACAACCCGCACCCACTCAAACCGAATGGGAAGAAAGATTATGGATAGAATTTAGAAGAAATATAAGAATTGCAATAAACCCAAAATATGTTTCAAAATCAGATATTGGTGATGGTAATATGGCAGAGTGGTGTATTTATTCTCATTTTTTAAACAAAAGAGTTTTCAATGACCAGCGTAAAGGAGATTTGTATGATGGAGGAGGCGAAGTGTATAATGGAAGGCCTGCACCAGTAGAGTTTAGTTTTACAGTCTTAGGTATGAGTGGATTTCAGGTAGGTCATTTATTTAATGTAGCTGGTTTACCACCTCAATATGTGAGTGGAAAGGGAGCATTTCAAATTGAAGAAGTAACCCATAAGATTGATTCTAAACAATGGACTACCGAAGTTAAGGCTAAGTTTAGACCATTTTATAAAGATTAAAAAAATGATAGAAAATTATAAAAATCTAAAATCAGTAAATATTAAGAATATACCTCCTAAAACATTTTTTCCAAAACCTAATCAAACCGATTATGATAGGGGGTACATAACAAGATATTTTACTCAAATGAGAGGAACATCAGGTGCACCAATTTTTGAAGTAAACAGTGAAGTATTTAGAGATTATTCTAATACTGATTATTATTTAGGTGTTCAATTAAATTGGAAAATTAAAGGAGATTTAGAGGATAAATATACTGAAAAAGGTGAGTTCATACCATCGGTTCACACAGTAAATTCATTAGAAATTAGAGAAGCAGAAAAAGTATTACCAGAGATAAATTTATATTTGGTAAATACAAAACAATTTCATAGATTAGTATAGTTATAAACAAACACAAAGTTATATGGCAAATTTTAAACACTTATCGGATTTAGAAATCCAACAAATGACCTTCGATTGGAGGTATAGAGGTTTTACAACTTTAGATTTACTCACAGAGGAAGAATGTGATGAAGTAAATGATGAATTAGAAAGATTAAGACAGGAAAGAAAAGGAACTCTTACTCCAGATGGTAAAGATTGGGGAGAATGGGATCCATTTGCTTACCCTCATAAAATTTCTGAGAAGTTAGAAAAATTATTTGTTCACCCGAAAATTATTGAAGCGTGTGAATTCCTTATGGAAGGTGAAATTGTAGGTATGCAGACTTGGGCATACTTCAAACCACCTGGACAATTAGGAAGAGATATGCACCAAAACGCATTCTACACAGGTTGTGGTCATAATGAGATTATTAATACTGCATTAGCGTTAGATAACCACGATGCGGGTAACGGAGCGGTATGGAACTATGAAGGTTCGCATCGTTTACCAACTTTACCGATTGAAGTTGATGAGGAAAGAACTAAAACTAACCCATCATTTTGGAGAAATGAAAGAGGTAAACCTTGTGTAATGCCAGAGGGACATGATTTTCGTAAAGTAGAAGGAGTTCTTAAAAAGGGACAGGTTGTACTTTTACATTCACATTGTGTGCATGGTTCAGAGCCAAATAACTCTCAAAGATTTCGTAGAAACTTTTTAGGAGGATACCTTAAAAAAGGAGCATTCTTTAATCAAGGTTCTCACATGAAAAGAGAACCAATTGATTTAAAACCATTGGTAGAAAAGTATTGGAATTCTTAAAAATATTTCGTATATTTGTTTCCTATGGTAAAATTCGTAGAGAACAAAGATAGCGGAAAAGAATTCTTAGGAAAATACACTACTGAAAAAAGTGTAATATTTCCACTATTCCAAAATAGAAAAGAGCACCCCATAGTAAATAAACTATTGGGTGCTTTTGTTTTTATTGGAGAGGATTGTTATGTTCTTATGAATGGACATAATGATTGCTTAGATGTTCCTCTAGAAGTTTTACAAAAAGGAGATTCCCCTAAATTTATTTTTGATAGCAAATGGTTTCCACATCAGATTGAATTACCTAACACCCATAGTGTTGATGTTTTATATCATCTCAGTCAGTTTAAACCTTACGAATACGATATGATATATAACTCTTTTACAAGGGGGTATAGGGGTAAGGATGATTTAAGATGGATTCCAATAACGACCATAACTAAGATTGTAGTAGATTTTGTAAATGAAAACCTAAAGTATGCGAATACTGAGGGGGTTGGGGGTTACGATTTCTACAATTCCTTAGTCCTTCCGGAGTTCAAAAAAATTGAGAGTAATGGGATACCTACAACCTATGGAAATGAATACTCCCTCTACAACAACTTTACAACCACAGGGCGACCTTCAAATACTTTTGGAGGGGTAAACTATTCGGCACTAAATAAATCCGATGGCAGTAGGGATTATATCGTTTCTAAGGGTGGTGATTTGGTTCAGTTCGACTTTGATGGATACCACGTCCGTCTGATAGCTAAATTAGTAGGAGAATCCATACCCGAAGATTCTGCACATGAATGGTTGGGTAAACAATACTTTGGGAAGACCGTATTAAGTGATGAGGATTACCTTAATAGTAAGAAGCTAACATTCCAACAATTATATGGTGGGGTAGATGTAGAAAATTTAGAAATTTCATTCTTCAAAAAGACTGATGAATTTATTAGAGAGATGTATAAAAGATTTCTAATCAATGGATACTTAGAAACTAAGGTTGGAAAACGAATTCCATTTCAAAAAATAGATAACCACAATCCCCAAAAGGTATTCAACTATTATTTACAGGCATTAGAAACTGAAACGAATGTGATGGTGATTAAAAAAATAAACCAATTGTTGGAAGGAAGTAAAACAAAATTAGTTTTATACACATACGATTCATTTTTATTTGATTTAGATACCGAAGAAGAATCGGTTTTAGATGAAATTAAAACCATTTTAGATGGAATTGCACCGACAGAGATGAGCAGGAATAAGACTTATGGAAATATTTAATACTTATATAGGAGAAAAAAGTATTAAAATATTTTAAATGAAGACACAGTTACTATGTACCTTTGCGGAGACAGATAATTTGCAGGATATTCTTCAAAAAGTAAGAGAGAATTATAAAATTGTATATAACTACATTTACGTCTTACAAAATAAAACGAATATAGAAGAATTATATATTACTTATAATATTGATGTGGAATTTAGACCCCCGATTCAATTAGAAAATACGATATTAGTACATCGTAAAAAACAATCAAACACTCTTTATACAATTAACGCATTGAACCAATTAATAAAAGAAGAAAATGGTGGAGTATTGGATACAAATTTTCCTTTGGATTGGGAGAAATATAAAAATTGTATAATCCTAACAGGAGCGACGGGGATAAGAAAAATTCCAACAAGAATATTCCAAAAGATTGAATTCAATTAATAGAAAAAATGATTGATATTAATAAAATAATAGATGAAATTTTATTAGAACACTCTCAAAAATACCCAATCCCTTCATTAGAAGAAAGAGAGCAGGTAGAGAATATGATAGAGTGTTGTTATAAGTTAGGATATGGTGAATATGCGAGTATCATATCTGAGTATTTTTTAATAGAAGCGGAACCTGTAAAAAAAGCTGAAACCGGTAAAGAGGGAGAATCCAAAGACTTTCCTGGAAAATATCATTTGGGTGGGGGATACTATTCATCTAAAGATGGAGGAGAAGCGGAATTTAAAAATGATAAGGGTAATTTAAGACCCGTAACTCCAGAAGAGAAAGCCAAATTCGATTCTAAGGGTGCACCTGATAAAAAGGAAACCCCAAAAACACAAGAACCTAAATCTGCGGAAGTTGAACCAAAACAACAACCATCTGCAGAACCATCTGCGCAAACTCCCATTCAACCAAAAGTTGAACTCCCAATTTCTAAGGATAAGATAAAACAAAAAATAGAAAAATGGAGTGAAAAAGAAAAAGAATTTTTTAATAAGGGACAGGATAAACCTGGATCTGAAACAAGAAGAACCTTTGCTCAGGCCCTAAAAGATAAAGTAAAGGGAGCGGCTCAGGCAATAAAGCATGGATTTCAACATGAAGTTCATACTTTCAAAACTGCTGCGAAGGCTGTTGGAAAAGTATTTAGTGAACCAGGAGGATTTAGAAGTTTAGAGAAAGAAGAAAAGAAAGCATTAATATCCGTTGGTATTAAGGTAGCAAGTACTGCATTGTTTGCAGCGGCAGGAGGTGGATTGGCACATGGTGTAGCTGCTTTTGCAAAACACGTTGCAGTTGAATTAGTTCCACACGCAGTTGCTGAAACAATTGTATTAGGTGTTGGTAGAGCATCTTTGTTCGCAAGTTCAGATGGTAATGATGAAAGATTGTTAAGTGATTTTATGGATGCGGTTGCTGATAGACTAGAGAATATGGAAATCACACCTGAAATGATGGATAAAATGGTTGATAGTTTTAATGCTAAGAATCCAACTGATACTCAATCAGAAAACATTTCGTTAGATGAGATACTATTATCTTATTTGATTAAAGAAGAAAGTGAAGGAGAATCAACACAATTTCCTGGTAAATTCCATTTAGGCGGAGGATTTTATTCTTCTAAACAAGGAGGTGAAGCTGAATTCAAAAACGATAAAGGAAATCTGAGACCTATCACACCTGAGGAAAAAGAAGAATTTGAAGGAGGAAATGCAGGTGATACAGATCAGGATGCCCTTATGAAAACTGCTGAAGATGAATTGGCAAAAAAGGAGAAGGAATATGAAGAAGAGAATAAACCAGATCCTAAAACTGATTATGATAAAATATTAAATGACCCATCGGTATCCGCTCAGGATATAGCAAAAGCTAAAGCATTTAAAAGAAAGAACGATATTCTAAAACAAAAACAAAAAGATGATCCTGAGTATCAATCTAATTTGAAAAAAAAAGTATCAGAGAAAAATAATGAAATTGCTGAAGATTTAAGAGGTCAGAAAGACAGTGAGGGGAATCAATTAGATGCCGAAACAACTGAAAATGGTTCTTTACTTATTGAGTTGAACATGG